AGTTCAGATAGAATAACAAAATAAGGATCATGTCATGATAGACATCGGTAGCCAAGAATAAGAAAACCCTCAGGCTCTAGCTGAATTCTCGGCTAGAGCCTTTTTTGTGATCTAAGTAATTAAGAAGCCCAACCTATCGCAGTTAGATAAAATAAGGTGTACGCCATGTCAAGTAACGCACGTCCAAAACGCGAAACACGCCAAGAACGCCGTAATGCAGAACGCGCAGCAAGGAACCCAGCGCCAAAACCACAACGTGGTAAACCATCTGCAAACGACAGCACAACTACTGGCGAATCACTTGAGTATGAATATAAGCCTGTTGCTGTAAAGAAAATTGAAGCGCTGACTGAAGGACAAGCAATTCACATCGCCGCACTGTTGCATGATAACCTGGTTATCTCGATTGGTTCAGCTGGTACTGGTAAGACTTATCTGTCTGCCGCTGTTGCTGCTGATCTGTACAAGAATGGTATTGTCAAGAAAATCATCATGTCCCGTCCACCGGTTGAGGTTGGACCGAAACTTGGTTACTTGCCTGGTGATATCGACGACAAGTTCGCTCCTTACCTTGAACCATTCAAAGCTGGACTTCTGGATCGTCTTGGCTCAGATAAGTTTAAATGTGACTACAAGTCGCGTATACTTGCCAAGCCACTCGCTTACATGCGTGGTGCGACGTTTGATGACGCGGTGATGTTGCTCGACGAAGCACAGAACACTTCTGTTGCTGAGATGAAAATGTTCCTGACTCGTGCAGGTACTAATTCGCGAATCTTCATCAGCGGTGACGTCAATCAGACTGACCTGGGCTCTAAGGAAACTGGTCTGTCGTGGCTAGTTCGTCAAATCGAGAAGCGCAACAAGGCTATCGAGATCGTGCGCTATACCCGTGCAGATTGCATCCGCTCTGGTCTGTGTGCTGACATGCTTGAACTGATAGAAAACGAGGTGTAAACATGCATGAAGAGTATGAGGGTTTCTAACTAACCACAACAAACCCTGAGCAATCAGGGTTTTTCATTTACAGTAGGATACAATCATGAACCTTAAAGAGTTTGAAGACTTGTGTGCAAACGTGGACTCTTCGACATTACCGCCACTGCGCAAGTATGACCCTGAAGCCTGTTTGGCTATTGTCAGGAAATACCTTGAACACGGGAAGTTTGAGTTGAACTTTGAAGATGGTTTGGAGCAGCAAGCAAAAGCAGTCAGGGAGCAGATGGATGCTGAATGACTGGAAGAAGTTTGAGTGGGTCAAACTACCACTTGAAGACCTCAAGACCGAAGAAGGTGAAACGCGCTACTACATCATCGACGAAAACACCAAGTTCCCATCAATGACCTCGATTCTTGGTCTACTTGATGATGGTGGTATCGATGAGTGGCGTGAACGTGTAGGTGAAGAGGAAGCTGACAAGATCGTCAAAGACGCAGTTGCACGCGGTAACAACCTGCATGATCTGTCTGAACGCTACCTCATGAACACCCTTGAACGTAAAGACGTGCAAGGCCCTGGTTCGCTGCTGTTCAATCGCTCGCGTAAGAACCTTAACATGCTAGGCCCGATTATTGCTATCGAGGCGCCCCTGTACTCCCGTCAGAAGCGTTATGCAGGGCGTGTTGACTGCATAGCATTCGAAGGGTCTGACTTGTGCATCGTGGACCATAAGAACTCGCGACGGGCGGTCAATCTGACGAAGAACTATGCACAGAAGAAACTTGTCACATACATATTCCAACTCTTTGGTTATGCGACTGCCTTCAAAGAGATGTTCCCTAAGCTCCCGCCACCGACTCATGGTGTCTTGCTGTTCGGTAACTTCACTGAGATGTCATCGTCGCGTTTCAAAGTCAAGTTCAATGAGCAGCTAGCTTATGAGTTTGACCTATTGATTGCGGCCTATTATGGTTATGTCGACATCAAGCAAAGTGTGTTCTTTGACAAGGACCGTCTACTACCATTCATCGAGAGTCTTTTGGTTAAGGCTTGACATTCATCATGTAGTCATCTAATCTAGGTGGTTCAAGTGTAGAAGAGAAACAATAATGGGCACTCAATTGAAGGTGCTGGCTGTGTGGGGATTACTCGTGTTTGGTGCTAACATAGTACCATCGCAGAGTGAAGCATTATCCCTCACGCCCATCACCATCCCCGTTGAACTTAAAGTTGATCTGAAACAATCCAGTGTGACAAAGCCTGAAGTGTGTTATGCTAACGTCCAGTGTCGCAAGCTAGCTGAAGCTGTCTTCTTTGAAGGTCGCGGTGAGCCAGTAAAAGGCCAGTACGCAATAGCCTACACGATCATCAATCGGAGAGATTCAGGTAAGTATGCCGATGATGTTCACGGCGTTGTCAATCAGAAACGTCGCGGTATCTGTCAGTTCAGCTACATGTGTCAAATCAACGCTAAAGACCGTCGAGTGGCCATCGGTAACGATGATCGCTCATGGCAGAAAGCGTTAGATGTGGCATACAACACCTACTTCTATGAAGCTGTCGACCCTACAAAGGGCGGTGAGTACTTTCATACGAAGCAAGTGAAGCCGATCTGGCGACATCAGTTACAACCTGCATTAGCGTTGGGTAATCACATTTTCTATAGGAGTTGAGTATGAAGATTCGTATTACAGGGTTGAAAGATCCTATACATGAGCAGTACCACAAAGATGTAACCTTCGGCCGTGAGTACGAAGTGTTTGAACGCCCGACTCGCAAAGTCTTCATTGACGATGCAGGCGACGACAACTACGGTGCATACTCTCCACAAGGGATCTACGCATTCGAAGAGTGTGTTGAAGATGAACAACTTGCAATTGAATCCGAGGAAGCCACAGTATGACATACCACATCACTATCACTGGTATCGATGAGTCGGCTACAACAAAAGAGCGGGCCGATGTGACTGTAGGTAAGTCATACGAAGTGATCGACGCAGATGGTCAGATTGACCCGTTCTTCGTTGACGACGCTGGTGAGCAGAACTTCGGCTGCGATGAAACAAACTCAGTCTACCTGTTCACGATTCGTTCAGAGGACGTCGCATCGTGAAGATCATCATTATTGCAGGTTTCCACCAAAACGTGGGAGGTGGCTGGGTGAACGATGTGACTTTAGGTAAGCCATATCGCATCTTCAATGACGCTGAAGGTAAGATCTTTTTCATTGACGATTCAGGTGACAGCAACTTTGGCGCTGATGTATCAAAGTTGATGTATATTTTTGACACATTCGTTCGAGTTGAGGAACAGTAACATGCTTGTTGCATTCAATGTAAAAGGTGATCCTGAACATCACGCTATTGATGTCGACACCACCAACTTCCGCGAGGCAGTTGCGACTGTAAAGAACCACTATGCAGAAGGCCTTAAAACGCTAGATCGCTGTTTTGCTGTGATCGAAGGCGGCAAGAAAACCGCACCAGCTCCAGTCTTTGACTTCACGCCGATATCGGCATAACCGGAGCACCTATGTACAAAGACGCAAACGAGTTCAGCCTTTATATTGAAGGTTTGAAAGAGGAAAAGGCATTCGACACTTACACCGAGACAATCGTATGGTTTTACACCAACGAGACTGACCATGAGATGACTGAGATCGCGAAGATGCTCAACAGTAAGATCATCGGTTGTATCGAGAACGAAGCGTCGGCAGCGGGCTTGCTGAAAGACACTCCAGGTGTGAGGTTGATGTAATGTACGGATCAGTCGATGACTTTTATCAAAAGGTTGTCGCGGTCGATTACGACGACACGATAAGTCACCATGACACTGCCTGGCTGAAGATCCTCAAGGCATTCGAACTGACTGGCTACCGTGTCATTATCGTTACCTACCGCAAACCTGATTGCTTCCCTGAAGATCTCGACTTTCTTGTGAAGCTCGGGTATAAGGTGTACTTCACTGGCCAAGTGTCAAAACGACAGTTCATGTTGGCGCGTGGAATCAAAGTTGATATCTGGGTTGATGACACACCAGAGTCGATCATCTTTGATTACAGCACCTATCAAGGCAAGTTCGATATTGATGAGGAGTACATTGTGCAATGAACGGCCTTGAAGCGTACAAGACCTTTCTAGGTATGGGTCTGCACTTCCGTGGTACTGTGGATGGTTGGAAGTACAACTTCAGCGGTAAGTGTAAGCCTGAGACGTTTGCAACTAAAAATCGTCTCGTGTACCAGTATGCAAAGATTGAGCGCGATCATCCGACTAAGCTTGACCAGATCAAGTTTTTCTACCCAGCATTCAAGTCTGGTTATGTGAAGCCTGATGCAATCGGCATGATGCATGGTTGTTATGGTCGGTTCGAAAAAGAGTTCGGCTTTGGTCTTGTCTCGAAACATAAGGCATGGATTGAAGGATTGATGAAGGAACATATCCTTCTAGACTTCTTTGAACTCTTTGCCTGTAGCGAGATGCTACCTAAGTTCTATCAGTTGTACGCTGAGAAGCATATGACACACGACCAAGCAGTTGTATTATGCCTCGTCGTTCCTGAGCTACTAAATACGGTAGTGTCTAATGAGCCGTTTGTATTTGAGGCATGGAAAGTTAAATTAGAGTTTGACATGAAGTTCATGCAACTTTATATTAGCGGTCCACTTCTGAGACAGCTTAAGGACGCTACAGTAGCAGCATTCAAAAACAGTAACTAAATCAAGTAACAAAACTTCTTAAAGGTGATTCAAAAATGGTCGATTTTGCCAAACTCCGCAGCAACCGTGGTTCTACTCTGTCGAAACTGACTGAGAAGCTGGAAACTCTGAACAAGGGTTCTAGTACCCAGAAAGATGAGCGTCTGTACAAGCCTGGCTTCGATAAGAAAGAAGGCAAGGGCTACGCCGTCATTCGTTTCCTTCCTGCAAAAGAAGGCGAGCATTTTGTTCGTGTGTTCAGTCACGCATTCAAAGGCAAGGATGGCTGGTACATCGAGAACAGTCGTTCGACTATCGGTGAAGAAGATCCAGTCGGTATCGCTAACACCCTGTACTGGAAGAAAGGCGAGAACGAAGGTAACGAGTCGTTCAAAAACATCGCTCGGAATCGCAAGCGCAACACCAAGTACTTCTCCAACATCTACGTGATCAAAGACACTGTTACACCTGACTGGAACGGCAAGAATGCCATTTACGAGTTCGGCGGCCAGATCTTCAAGAAAATTGAAGGTGCTGCAAAACCTGAGTTCGAAGATGATAAGCCGATGGATCCGTTCGATCTGTGGTCTGGTGCAGACTTCAAGATCAAGATCGTCGGTAAAGAGATCCCTGATCAGCGCAACGGTGGCAAGACTGTAGTTCCTAACTACGAGAACAGCGAATTCGACCGCGTGTCGGAACTGTTCGAAGGTGACGACGCCAAGAAAGAAGAGTTGTTCGGTAAGACCTACGACCTGTCTGAGTTCCTGAAAGTCAAGACTTTCGAAGAACTGGCTGTTCGCTTCAAGAAAGTGACTGGCGAAGCGCACAACAAACTGGAATCGGGTGACCCTGCTGAATCGGTTGCAGCGCGTCTGGAAAAGTCGATGGAACTGGACAACAGCGTTGACAATGGTGATGCAGGTAAGACTGACGAACAGTCTGAGCCTAAGTCGCAACCTACTGCATCGTCTGATGCTGCTGAAGGTGAAAGCGTTCTTGAAATGTTCAAACGTCTGGCCGAAGAAGGCTAAGCGTCAAAGCGTAGAAGACAAGGACCCGAAAGGGTCCTTTTCCATAAGTGAGGAAATCAATATGATCAAACACCTCTTATCGAGACACTATGATCCATCGCGCTACAAACACCAGCACATCGATCATCTTCAACGAATCTTGACAGTATCGCTGTTCAACCTGTCGGGCCAATACGTCGGCTTTCAACAGTATCGACCAGATGAAACCAAGAAGCGCAACAACGACCCACGCGACTCTCGGTACTTCACGTATGCGAGTAGTGACGTCTGCGCCCTGTGGGGCTTTGAGAGCTACGATAGAACGAAGACTGACGTCTATGTTGTTGAAGGGATCTTCAAAGCGGCGACCCTACACAGCTTGGGCCTGAATGCGCTTGCTGTCTTGACGGCGAACCCTGTCAAAATGAAGTCGTTGCTTTGGCTATTGAGTGTCAACCACAATGTCATTGCGATCGGTGACAATGATGCGGCAGGGGCGAAACTGGTCAAGCTTGTAGGTCGAGGTTTTCAGAGTGATGATGTTGATGAAATGACGCTTGACAAGGTAAGCGACCTGATCCATAATCAACACATCGAAACGAACAACGAGTAGACATCATGAACGCATTCATCAGCATCGTCCGTAACGTCGCAGCAAACGAACTGAAAAAGGGTATGACTGCCCAAGGTCGTGATGGTGTGATGCGTACCGTGAAAGTGATCAAGACCCAAGACAAACTGAATGGTGCAAAAAGCTACACAATCGGTTTCGCAGGTGGCCGCACCGACTCATTCGACGCTTATGAAATGGTGAAAACGCAATGACACGTTATGAAGAATTCAGAGACGACGCAATGGGCGACATCAAAGCGTACCAGGACCGTCTGATGGCAGATGGTACATGGACCTATGTTGCTCAGGTCGAACAACTCGAAAAGTTGTCGATCAACATGAGCGGCCGTATGCTCGTTTACATGTTCGGTGATCAGCTTGGTACCCACCTGTTTGAAAAGTTCGTGATTGAGTGTCACCGCAACTTGTTGTACTTCCTGCGTCAACTGACCTCGGAGTATCGGTTCTTCATCCTGTACGAACTGAAGAACAACAAAAATCTTTTCGCAAACGGTTGACAAGACAAAACAAAGGGCCTTAATCGGCCCTTTTTGTTATTTCAGCACCTTCAATGCCGCGTTGTAGAACAAGACCCGTTCAGCAAGACCATTGACCCCGCCATTGATGCGACGTGTGATAGTCTCGAACGCTGAGACATCAGCAAACTCGTTCAGCTTGCGTGAATCCCAGAACCATGCAGCAGACAGCGCAGCATATTTTGGTTGCTCAAGCAACTCAGGCGTAGCAAGCAAACAATCATCACCGAACAGACCCTTACTACACGCAAGGTAGTTGTCATGACCGGTGATCTGAATCAGACCACGACCACGATACTTCTGACCATCCCCATCAGCTTCAGGAGTATTACCTAGACGCGCAGCAAGCGTGCCTGTGTCGTACTTCGCCAGATAAGCATTGTTACCAAGCTCCTTCAGCCAAACAAACTGGCCTGACTCGTGACCGACCTGAGCAATGAACGCAGCAATGCGCAGTCGAGTATTGATTTGATACCGAGCCATGGCATCATTCAACGCAGGCAGCATTGCGTCAGCCATCTTTCCAGACTTCGGTAGAATTGCGACAAGTTGTTCTTTAGTGATAGGCATTGTTAATCCTTATAGCTTGAGGCACCAAACACGCGCACACCTGCATAGAAAAAGACAGCGCGGAATGCACCGACGCCTTCAACTTTCAATGCACGGTAGAACAGTGCATCAGCGCGTGCGCGTGTGAGTTTGCCGTTTCGGTATAGGTAGTCGTGGACTGCACTTGCATAGTTGCCGTAAGTGGCGAACAGCGCAAACAGCGGGAAGAGGATTACATTGTTAAGACCACCAATACTTGCATAGTCGGTGACGAAGTCTTTAGGTACAACAATCATACCCTCGACATCGTCATCATATACCAGATCGGAAGACAGTTGGTGAATAGTGCGGTCAATTTCGATAGCGTTTAACTTGGTTACAAACTTGCTCATCTCACATCTCCTTTGCACATCATTGGGTTACTTCTTGAGCTTGTAAGCATCGGCAGTCGAACCTTTCTGGAATCGTGCCAGTGGTAAGAACAAAGCCATCTCCCAAGACTGCGAAGGTACTTCGACGAACACCGATTTAACGTGATCCATGCGGTACGAGTGGATGCAATGCTTGAACATGTCGACTTCACTTAGGTTCTTCAGTAGTTCCCATTCAAGAGCCAACTTTGTGTGTTTACGATAACGACTCTCGGTGCGCAGCTTCAACAGGGCTGCAAACGCGATCATCCGCATCTTTGGCGAGAGATAGTGCATGTTCAACCCTATGACAATCTCCATCCCGTCTTTCGCTTTGTACGAGCTTATAGGGAACATCATCGGGTAACGGTCCCAGATAGGCAGAGTCGCCTTGTGCTTGGCATCGTATTCAAAGAAGTACATGCGACCAGGTGTCAGTTTCTTGGCCCACAAGCTGCGGTCTCGAAACATCGCGCCTGTACCGAGCTTGTTGTAAGACTTACCAACATAGTTGCGGAACCAGTCAAGCGATGCGGCGATGTTGCGCTTCATCGAATTCGGGTTATTACGGTAAAACGCTTTCTCAAGGTTTTTTAGGATCTCAAGGTCCGTGCCGGTCGAGTTTTTGACTGGTTCGTCTTTAGGGGTCGCGGCCATAAATTATGGAGTCCTAGCTAAATAACAGATGTGTATATTCTCTATCTAGTATTTATATAAGACAGGACAAAACAACGTTATGGCTTCTTTCAAAGAGCATACAGCGAACATCTTACAAAATGGCCTGGCGCGTACTAACCGATTCCAGGTACTCATCCCTACACCGACGATGCGCAATGCTGCTGCCCTTGATTCGTCTATCGATTCAACAGGCAATGAACCACCAATATCCAAACTCAAGTCAATGTTTGGTGAAGCAGTCAAAGTGATTCGCATCTTCACAGGTGGTGGTTCTGCTGCTGAGTACACGCGCGGACTTGATTTGATGTGTTCGCAGACTGAACTTCCTGGCAAGACAATCAACACATCCGAGACCAAGTATAACGGTGATGTACACAAGGTTGGTCAGTCAGTGATGTACGGCAACCAACAGTTCACTTTCCATGTGTCACAGGACATGTATGAAAAGACCATTATCGATCAGTGGATGAATATGGTTGTTGATCCTGAAACGCATGAGATTAGCTACCTGAGTGACTATGCGGTAACGATCAACATCTTTCAACTCGACCAGAACGACAAGATTGTCCATGCAGTCGCATTGCTTGACGCATTCCCTGTCATGATGAACCCACTGACCATGTCCAACAGTGAGCATAACAACGTGCATGAACTGATGGTTCAGTTCGCCTATCGTCGTTGGGTCAACCTTGATCTGTCAGCGTCCCCTGCAAACGGTATGGACAGCTTGCTTGATACTCCGCTCGGTCCGTACCTTGCACCGATCTTGTCGAACCCTGTGGTGCAGCGTGGTCTTGAATACGTGAAGAACTCTACAGGCATCGATCTGCAAGGCGAAGCGCTGAACATATATAAGCAGGTAGACGATATCGTCAAAAATACAACCGGTGAATCGATTAACAAGTCTGTTGGTCTGATGAACACAATTAAAGCCTCACTCGATGTCAACGATAAAATCACTCAAGCCGATGCAGGCAAGTTGTTCGATTTCGTTGAGGGTGCGGTGAAGAAATTCAAACCTTAATCTCTCATTCTAGGTGAAGACACACTATGGCACTTCCTAAAATTACCCACACGCTGTACACTCACACTCTGGTTGGCTTGGGCAAGCAAATCAAGTTTCGCCCATTCACCAACCAAGAGCAAAAGACCTTGCTGCTGGCTAAAGACGCCAAGGGCACTGCTGATGAGAAAGAGGTAGTGGTCAATGCGATAGAGCAGATTGTCAGCAACTGCACACTGGGCAAGATTGATGGTTCGGCACTGTCGACATTTGACATCGAAGACTTGTTCCTGCGCATTCGTGCCAAGTCTGTAGGTGAAGTGATCAACGTGCAATACCGTTATGACTTCCGTGATGCTGAAGATCGGCCACAGAGCAAGTTCATCAAGGCTGCGATTAACGTTGACGACATCAAAATTAAGGTTGATCCTGATCACACCAAAGTCATTATGGTCAGCGATAAGATTGGTCTAACGATGCGCTATCCGACATTCAAGATGCTCAAAGACATCAAGAGTGAAGATGACCTGCCAATCGAATGCATCGACACCATCTTCGATGAGAATGAAATCCATGACCGCAACTCGGTGACTCGTGAAGAGCTTGAAGCGTTCTATGACGACATTGATACAGCAGGTCTGCTGAAGATCAAACAGTTCTTTGACACAATGCCTTCTCTCCAACACACCATCGAACTTGAAGTTGCTGAAGGTAAGAAAGAAACTGTGACATTCAAAGGTCTC